TCTACAATTAACTTGTTGAAGACTGAGAATGTACGGATCGTTGAAGAATTTCGTTGTCTCCTGTCTACCGTGTAGCTGGTCACCCGGTACGAAATCGCTCGTCATGGGGACCGCTGCGTTGAGCGCCTATGCCATCTGGCGTCTCCGGCCGACGGTAACTGGGTTAGTGGGAATCGGCCCATATCCAGTTGTTGTTCAACACAGATGGGCACGCATACTCCAGCGTGCCACTATAAACTTCACTAGAGTTGACGAACAGGTACAATTGTATCCGCTAAATTCGTTGCCGCAAGAAAACCCTAGTCGATCCAATGACAACGGGCACCCTGTTAGTGGTGCTGTTCGGGATGCGAGTCGTGAGCTCATCACGCAGGCGGTTAATGCCGCTGGTTGTGTAAAGTTTGAGCTTTCGCCCGCGTCTAGGTCCTACGTTGGCGATCCTAGTGCTCATCAGCATTACGCGCCGGCGGATCTACACCTTGGTGTGGATGGATCAGAACCTGGTAAAAACAGCATTGTCGTTGGAATCGACATCGACTATTACCTCTCCGACCCACATTGGTATCTTGGGTTCGGTCGACCGGCATTATTCCACACTTTCCATCCGGTTGTGGTTGCTGGTCGTGATGGGGAGTCGCGGTTTCGTATACGCGACGACGAAGTGCAATACGAGGTCAGCGGGGGTTCCGCTTGGAGCCACGGGGTTTGGGACTGGTGTGCGTTCGGGGAGTTTTTGGAGGTCCCCCAGAGTTACACTGGTCTATCCCTGTGGTATCGAGCCCTTGCTTTGATTGGGGTGCACAAATGTCATTATATGAAGGTGCACTATGCTCGGCCCTGGGCCAGTTGTCCAAATCGGTTGCTGGTCTGGGTGCTGCCCCAGTTTTCATGTTACGTGATAGGCTGGATTGGTTCCGACCTTCGGGCGCGTCGTTTGAATAGGGTCAAGTACTCTGACTCACGCCGTCCCGGTTGGAACAGCATAGTTGCCGTTGAGCCAAACGGCGACCTCAATGTTAGCTTGGGCCGAAATGGCGAAGATGCCGCCATATCCTTGCCAAAGGAACATTACGACGTTTTGATGGGCTTATCAACTGCCCAATCCGTCACAACCCGCATGCTGGGTCTTAATCATACCAAACCTTTTGACCTAGCTTTGTTTGGCCAGTATTATAGCGGAAAGCCGGTCGATGCCGGAAACGCTCCCCGCATCGGACGGCCCTGTCAAGTCACAGTCCACTGGCCGTTAGCTTGTGAGGCCGATGTGCCCGAGGTTACAGCGCGTGTTTACTCTTCCCCGCTGGTCTCGGACCACAACAATATGCCTATGATACGCCGATGGGAAACTTTGTCACAGTCCATCGACGAGCGTATAACATTCGTCGCTAATGATGTAGTTCCTCCACGTCGTTTGCAGGCCTACGCTGACGAGTTCGTCAGGTTGGTTGTGCCACACGCTGGTGTCGGGAATCCGCTCTCCATTGAGGATGTTGTCCTTGAGTTGGACAAACCCTCCCAGGCTCTCGCCGTTAAAATGGTGTGGGAGACTCTGGATATGGAGCCGCGGCAACTGATCGAGGCGTTCGTTAAGAACGAGCCGACCAATAAGCACGGCAGGATAATATCTTCCTTTGCCGATGCCCGCTTTCTGATACAATTCTCGCGTTATACCTTGGCGTTCCGTGATCAGGTGTTTCATGCTGAGCACAATTCACATTGGTTTTGCCCGGGTTTGACGCCTAATCAGATTGCGGAGAAGGTCGTGCAGTACGTCTCAGAGATTGGTGCGCCGCTTGAGGCGGATTTCTCTAATTTTGACGGCACCGTTTCTAAGTGGTTGCAGCGACACGTGATGAACGCATCATATCGTAGGTATTTCGGCCCAATTAAAGAACTGCTAACATTTACGGACATGCTCATCGAGTGCCCGGCTAGAGCCAAAAGATTTGGCTTTCGATATGAAGCCGGGGTCGGCGTTAAGAGTGGTTCACCAACAACGTGCGACCAAAATACCAATCTGAACGCGTACACACAGTATTGCGCAATTCGTATCACACTTCCCGAGCTGACGCCGGAGCAGGCCTTTCGTTGTATTGGCTTGGCTTTCGGTGACGACATTTTGTTTGAGGAGCGATTTCGATCTGCCCTCTCGCGTGTCGTCAACAGTTTGGGTATGAAGATAAAGTGTGAGCGTTATGATGCGCGAGCCGGGGTAACATTTCTGGCCCGTGTGTACCCGCGACCGTTAGAGTCGACAACATCTTTTCAGGATCCACTCCGGACCTGGCGCAAGCTCCACATAACAACGCGAGACCCTAATGTGCCTCTCGCGGATGCAGCGCTGGATCGCTTGGATGGATATTTGGTTACCGACAGGTACTCGCCCATTACGAGTAACTATTGTCGGATGGTCCGCCGTCGCTACTTGCCGATTGCCTCACCTGAGACCCAGAGGTTAGCCCGAAAATCGAGCAATAAGGAGAAGCCCTACTGGTTGACAGCCGGTGGGGCTTGGCCCCAGAATCCCGATGACATCGAAGCTATGGTGCAGGTCACTGCCTTCCGAACAGGCATGAGTGACGCCCAAGTTCGCTTTATAGGCGAGGTTCTCGACGTTTGTGAGGATGTCTGGGCGGTGTTCACAATCAACAGATCGGAGTATGAGTTGGTCTGGAAGGGTACCATCATGTCGGATGGTGGTCCCAGTGAACCCGTAGTGGACCTTCGTAATTATGAGCGCGATGTCAACACAGTCCAGTTACGAAGTGGTGAAGGGATTGCCGGTCAAAATCAGGACGTTGACCGAGGAAGTCCGCAGGGTGTTGCGGATAGCGGACGCGACAGACAAGTCGGTCCGCCGCGATCTGTCGGCGTACGACGTCTTCCTAACCAACAGCGCGGTCAAGGTTACCAGGGCGACAGACAGTCTCCTGGAGAAACCGAAGGTTGTCGCCTACCTCAAAGGCGACCCGTGCGACGAGGAGGACCTGGAAACTCGGGTTTCCAAGTTACGCAAACAGTTGCTCGCCCTGGAGGCACAGCTTCATCTGTGCAACGGGGTGGGCGACGATCTGGCGGGAGCGGCAGACCCGCAGTAGTTGTTTAGGGGGGCAGGCCATATAAGGAGCCATATGAGGGGCCTTATTGGCGGAGTTCAGGC